CTGGATATATGGCAGAAACAGAGAATATAAAAGATAATCAGTACATCCAAAAAGATATTATAGCTAATCATGTAGCAATATTATCTGGAAAAGGTAGGGCGGGTAGTGATGTAAAACTTATATATAACTATTTAGATTATGAGGAGGAAAAAATGAAATTAAAATTTAACGGAAAAGAATTAACACCTGAGGAATTATTAGTGGAAGCTATTAATCTTCAAAAAGAAAATGGAGAGTTCAAAGAAAAATACAATGCTTTAGAAACTGAAAAAGAAACATTGGCAGCAGAAAAAACTACTTTAGAAACAGAAAAAAAGGAATTAACAACAAAATATGGAGAATTGGAAACAAAATACAACAGCTTGCTTGAAGAAATAGAAAACAAAGAAATAATTTCTAAAGCTAAAGAAGTTTTAAATTCTGTTGATGAAAAAGAAGCAGTTGAAAAAATAATGGAAAAAGTAATCAAGGAAGTGAATCCAAAATTCAACGCTAAAGAAAATGCTAAAGTAGAAGATTTAAAAGGAATGTTCGATTTTAGTATAGAGGCATTATCAGAAATGAATAAAGAAACAAAAGCAAGTGAAAAAGGTAAATTTAATGAATCTGAAGCAGGATTAACATTAAAAATTGACAATAGTTATTTTTCTAAAAAAAGAAATGGGGGTAATTAATTATGAAATTAGGACAAGAAGCATATTTCACTACTGACAGAAGAAGCAGAGTATGTGATGTTATAGATGAAAAAATAACAATAGGAAAAGCTGTGCAATGGAGTACTACCGATGGAATGAGAGCAGTAAAACCGTTTACAACAGGAACATTTGCAGGAGTTGTTATGCATACAGATGATAATGACAAAGGAATTATAGAAAATCCAACAACTGCTTCAATTTTGCAATCAGGAAATATAGTTGTGAGAGTAGCGGAAAATGTTACTAAAGGTGATAAAGCTGGAGTAAAAAATACAGGAGAATTTGTAAAAGCGGCAACAGGGACAGCGATAAAAGGATATTTTGAAACAACTGCTAAATCTGGAGAACTGGCAGTATTAGTATTAGAAGGGATTATATAAGGAGGGATATAGATGATTAACAAATACAATAATAAGACATATCAATTAGCAACGGCATTTATGGTTTCGTTGGGAGTGGTTTTAGAGGAAAGAAAAGATGAACTGTTAGGAAGGTCATTAGTTCCTGTCGGTGGTGAACAAGTAGGAGTACAAATAGGGGATAAATATGTTACATATAGAAAAACAAATTCAAGAAGAGTAGCAGAAGTAGTTGCAGAAAGAGATGATGATATTCCTTTCACAGAAGTTGATGGAGAAGATGCATTTGCAAAATTACACTGGATAAGATCAGGTCATAAATTTACTATTGCTGAAAAAGATAGAATTTTATCAGTTGAAAGAGAAAAACAGATACAAATGTTCAATTTGAAATCTTCTGAAACATTCTATGCAGTTTCTGAAGCAGAAAACAATGAACTGATACACGGAAATGCAAAGCTAGGAAGACAAGGTCTTTTAACTGTGGACGGGAAAAGAACATATAATTTAGGCGTGAATTTTTCAACAGCAACGGGAGAACAAATTGTAGACGCTTTAACTGCAGCACATCTTGAATTTGAAACAGGAGTAACAGGGAAATATAACGCTAGAACTTTAGTAATAGATAATTCATTACATGCAAAATTATTAAAAAGTTACGGCACACAGGAATATAAAACAAGATTGGCTGTTATTCAAGAACTTGGATTATTTGGAAGAATAGTGCCTGTTAAGAATTTAATAAATAAAACTACTAATAAGCCAACTTTATTAATCTTAGATGATGTTCCTGAAAACTTTCAAACTATAATTGTACAGGAAGCAACCGCTGATGAATGGGAAATAGCAAGAACAACATATGTTCCAGTTGAAGAAAAATTGTCAGAAATAGTTGCATTCAGACCAGAGTCAATTATGGAATTAACAACTGCATAGGAGGAAAAATGAAAACATTAATAATATGTAAGTTATCTGAGGTATTTATAATACCTCAAATAACTACTGAAAAAGGAAATAGGCTTAAATTTACAAAAGGAACAACAGAGGTTGAACTTGATGCCGAAAATGTAGAAAAGTTAGAAACTTTTGCTAAAGACTATGGAGATTATATAAAGATAGTTACAGGAGAAGAAACAGAAAAAGTGGATTCTGAAAAAATAGTTGATAACATGAATAAGGAAACAAAATTGCAGGAAAAGAAAGCAAAATTATTTGGTCAACTGGAAGAATTTAAAGATGAAAGAATAAAGAAAAAAGAAATAGTTGAAGCGTTTAAGGATTATATATCTGATGAAAAAGCAAGTAAAGAAGAGCTTATAAAACAGATTGAAGAAAATATTGAAAAAATAGAGGAATAATCATGAAAGCTGAAGATGTAAGAACAGGAATTGCAGAACTGAACTTCAAAGAAATAAATGGTGAATTTATTATTTCTGACAGTATCATAAACTCAAAGGTTGATGAAGCAGTAATATTTTTGGAAGATGTTACTGTTTCAATTCCTAATAAGGTTAAAGAAATACTAACTAAATATTTAGCACAGCATTTCTTATTAATGAACTTGAAAGAAACAACAAGCCTTAGTTTGCCAAATAATAATGAAAACTGGAAAGCGAGATTAAATGATTTAGCATTAGATCAGACAATTCCAGGTCAAAATTTTAGGGCATTGATAAGAAAATATACAGATGATTTTGCAACTGCTGATGAAATAGCAAATAAAAAACATCATGGACTTCATCTTTTCAGTTAGGAGGTAGTTAGATGAAAATAAATATTAAAGAACCTGTTAAATTTGTAATACATCAAACAGGAGAAGAAGTAGAATTTGAAGCTGGAACGCAAGAAATAGAGAATCTTGATTTGAGAATGGAACGTATAATTGCTCAAAGTGAAGGAAAAATAGAGTTGGTTGAAGAAAAAAGAGCAAAAGGGAAATAATGTCAAGATTTAAAGGAAGTTTCACAGTTAAGTTAAATGTTTCAGCTTCTGTAAAAAAGGAAACTAAAATAAAATTGCCTTTACTGGTTATAAAAAGTGGTATTTTTCCTGATGCTAGACATTATGCCAAAAACATAACAGCTGTAAATCTTTATGCTGTACTTCTTTACGGAACAAGAGATGGCAGAATTCCTTCGAGAAATGTGCTGGAATTTCTGAATAAATATGTAGAAGATAATAAAAATAATTTTGTTGGTATGTATCTTAAAAATAGAGATGACATTATGAATGTTGGGACAATAATTGGAACATATATTAATAATAAACATAAATCATTAATATATGGATTTAAAAGTCCAGGAAATGCTCCTAGCACAATTAAGCAAAAAGGATTTAATGATCCGCTTATTGACACAGGAACTCTTGTGAAATCAATTGCATTCAGTATAAATGGAAAGGGAAGATATGGTAGAGGATAATGAATATAAGTCATATTTATGAAAAAGAAAAAGAATATAAATTTTTTAAATTACTTTTTGAAACAAATGATAAAGGAATAATCAGAAAAGAATTTAAAGAGTATAAACTTAAAGCTTACATTGATTATCAAAGCTATAATTCAAATATAAATCCAATTAAATCTATAGATACAAGAGAAAATTTAATTGGAATCATAAGAATTCCAACGTTAGCAATTGATAACAATAAAGCGACAGAAAAGCTTGAAATAACAGATGGAGATTATATTGTTTATGAAAATAAGAAGTATGAGTTGATAGAAGTTAGAAAAATAAAAGATGAATTGAAAAATTATTACACTTTTTATTTAACTGACTATATAGATAATATAACATTTGATTCATATAAAACTGAATTAAATATGCTTTTCTTTAATATATTTACAAAGTTAGGAATAGAAGCAGTTGTGTATCATTCTTTTTTTCAGAATTCCTATTTTGAAAAAATAGACAAACCATTTTTAACTTATGAAATTACTCAATCAAAAAGCATGAGTGACTATACAACTTTTAAAGAAGAAATATCCAAGAAAGATAGAATAGAATTTAAATACAGAAGTAATAGAACTTATAAAATGATGATAAAACTGTATGATAAGGATCAAGTGCTTAATTTAGATACAATTTTAAGTAAAAATAAGATATTTAATCATATTGTAGAAGATTTAAACTTTGATTTCAAAGATATATCTGAAATAGAAATACAGAAGTTAGATTTTATAAGTGAAAGTGACACAATAATAAATAATAAGATAATGAATGAGAAAGTATATAGTTTAGAGTTTACAGCGGATACATTCTATAGTTATGAAACAGATTATATAGAAAAATCTAAAATAAAAGGAAAAATAGAAAACGGAGGTTAAAATGAGCAGAAATGCAATAGTAAATATAGCGGCTATTAATGCGGCACTTAGCTTGACAACTAGAGATTTTACAAGTGTTTTATTAGTAACTAAAGCAAAAAAAGTTTCAAATGGAAGTAATTTACCTAAAGCAATTACATCTACAAAAGAATTGATAGATTTAGGGTTTCAGGAAACAGATAAAGAAGTTATTTTAGTAAGAGATTTTTTCGGTGCTTCAACAAAACCAGATTTTATTTGGGTCTATGGAGATGATACGGCTTCTACAACATATACTTCAATATTACAAGGGTTAGATAGCCGTTGGAAAGGGAAATGGTTTTACACAGTTGTTCCTGTAGCAGAAGAAAAAGATGTAAAAGAAGCTTTGGATTTTGGAAAAGGTACATCTATAGACTATGTTTTCTTATTTCAAGGTGCATCTAACTTTACAAAAGAAGTAAATCTTAAAATAGCAAAAGAAAACAAAGTCGATAATGGGTTTTATATTGCAACAGATAAAAGTGAAGGTCAGATTACAAATCTTCTTGCAACAATAAGAAACTTTTTTCCAGGTTCTGTTCCATTTGCAAGTATTAAATTAAATGGAATTACAGGATCAAACTATACTTTATCTGAAATATTGGAACTGGTAGGAAGTCAGAGAGAATCTTCGACTGGAGTTAATATCGTAACAGAAGAAGAACAGATGGTTATTCCTTATTATGGGAAGGCTATGGATGGAATAACATGGTTTGATTATACATTAGCAAGAATAGCAATAGATGAATATATGAGAATTGGGATAACAAAATACATAGTTGAAAGAAATACAAGAGGAGAAAAAATTTCAACAAAGGAAGCAGGAAGACAGCAAGTAGCTTCAAATGGAACTTCAATTCTTAGAGAATTTGCTGCAAGAGGAATAATTTATGACATTGATGACATTATTGAAGAAGGAACAAATGCTTTTGAAGTAAAAGTTGTAAATATGAGCAATAGAGAAGTTGAAATTAAATATAATTGCTGGTTTCAAGGTGCAATAATCAAATCAAAAGTACAAGTTATATTAAATTCAAAAAATGGAAATTAGGGAGGTAAAGATATATGGCATATATGAGAGAGGGATTCATATTAGTAAGAGGTTCTGGAAGAGAACTTATAATAGATGAACTTGATGAAGATGCAGTTGAAATAGAAACAGCAGAGGATAAAACAAGCAGAAGAATGACAACAAGAGGTAAGAATATTTACTCCATTATAGCTAATGTTCCTTATGAACTTACTATTTCAATTCCACCAAGAGTAAAAGTAATGGAAAGAATTTTAGATTTTCTGAAATTTTTAAAAGATAACAAATATCCAACTTTGGAGATAGAAACGCATGAAACAATAGATGGTCAAACAGTGATAACATATTATGAAGACGGAAATGTCCTATCCGAACTTGATTCAGAAGGTGCTTTTACAGAAGAAGCTCCAACAAATACTTTAAAACTTGCAGGAACAAGAAAAGAAAAGAAAATATCATAGAGGGGTAGAAAATAATGGAAAATAAGCAAAAGAAATTACAATTTAAAAGAATAGAACCTGGAGAAAAGCCTTTTTTAGGAGCTTTTTTAGGAGAAGAAAGACATTTTGGACTTCCAAATAAAGTCTTTAAAGTTTATTTAGAAGGTGAGGGAGATGATGGAGAAAAAGGATTTGTTTGTGTTCAGTTGATTAATCCTAAAGCAAGAAAATTAACAAGATTCTTAATAAATGCAGGGAATTTTACAGGAGCATTAGACAGTGGAGATTTTTCAGGAATGGAAGATGATTCTTTGGATAAATTCATAACTTTGACACAGGAATTATTTCAAATTCCAGATACTGTTGTGGATAAATTGACATTCATGAGCATAATGAATTTAATCATTTTTGCAACAAATATTGCAATAAATCCCAGCAGTGAATCTTAAAAGCAATGGGCAGATAAATTATAGGTTACAGTATGAAAAAATGGATGCAAGATTAAAAAATGCACATATAATTGCACATGAATTTAATCTTAATCCTTATGATATAGATGAAAACTGGGGTGATAAGCAAATGGCTGATACTTTAAGCTTTTTGAATGAACTTCATAGAAAAAAGTAGGAGGTGGGAATAAATGGCAGAAGCAAATGAAACACTGGTTTCTTTAAAAATAGAAGTTGACATGGCAAGTTTAAAAAAAACATTACAGAGTATAAATACAATGATAAAATCAGCATTGAAATCTCAGATAGACTTGACTTTTAATGTCCGTGGAGAAAAGCAGATAGAAGCAATGAAACAGAGAATATCCAAAGAAATAAAGATACCAGTTTCGTTTCAGAATAACGCTAAATCAGTTCCGACTCCTACTCAAAAAACTCCTATTACTCAGCCAGTTGCTGAAGGTGGATTACAAGGGTTTATAGGGCAAATGTCGGATATTCAAGGACAATTATCATCAGTCGTAGGTGGCGCAGTACTTATTGGATTTACTAAAGGTATTGCTAATGGTATTGCAGAAACAGGAATGCAATTTGAAAATTTAAAAACTACACTTTCAAATGCTCTTGGTGGGGCAGCTGAAGGAGCAGCTGCAATGCAGATTATAAGAGAAACCGCTAATGAAGTTAAACTTTCAATAGATGAAGTAGGAAATGGATTTAACAAACTTATAAATAGAGGGCTAAAGCCAACGAAAGAGGAATTTATTCAACTTACTGATGTAGCTAAGTCACAAGGGAAAGAAGTTGATCAGTATGTTGAAGCAGTACTTGATGCAATGACTGGAGAAAATGAAAGATTAAAAGAATTTGGAGTAAAAGCAAAAGATGCAGGAGATAAAGTAATATTCACATTTAAAGGGGTCTCAACAGAAGTTAAAAAGAACGAGCAGGATATTTATAATTATCTTGTTGCACTTGGTAAAGTTCCAGGAGTTGCCGGAATGTCGGCAAAAGCGGCTGACACTTTTTCTGGCAAACTGGCTAATATACAATCGAAAATAGATGGGATTAAACTGGCGATTTTCGAAAGAATAGGTGAAGCTTTAAAACCTGTTTTAGATGTTGTTGCTAATGTTCTGGAAGGTTTTCAGAAATGGGCAGAAAAAAATCCAGAATTAGCTTCAGGATTAACTCTTATAATAATGGCAATAGCTGGATTGACAGGAGCTTTTTTAGTTTTGATGCCGATTATTGTAGGTATTATGGCATTGGGTGCACCTTTATTATCAACAATAGGAGCTATTTCTTTAGCAATTGGAGTTTTAGTCTTTGTACTTTGGGATTTATGGAATGGATTAATGACAGGAGAAAGCTATATTTTTGCTATAATTGATGGATTTTTTGAATGGATAGGTGTTGGAATTACTGTACAAGAAATAATAAATGCCATCAGTGAAGGATTTCAAATAATGGCAGCTTTTGTTGTAGATTATGTAGTTCCAGTTATATTAGGAGCATGGCAATTTTTGGTAGATACTATAATGCTCTTGTGGGACACTTTTACCGATTTTATTTCTTCAATAATTGATATTATAGTTGGACTTTTTACGAATAATATTCCACTTGCGGCTCAAGGTTTTATAAATTTAAAGAATATCGTTTTGAATATTTTTGATAGTATTGTTGCAGCGGCGGCTACGACAGTTTCCAGAATTTTAAGCATGTTTGCAGACGCAGTCAATAAAATAGGAGATATGGTTTCTGGTATTCCTTTGATTGGTGGAGCAATAGGTGGAGTTGTAAAAGCAGGAGGAAATGCAATTAAAGGTTTATCTGATAAAGCAGCAGGAGTTGCAAACGATAGAAGAAGTTCTGTTCAAACAAGAAAAAATGAAATGAGTGCTAATTCCACTAAAAATAATACAGGAAAGAAAAGATTTAAAATGCCAGGTGGAAACAAGAATAAGGGGAACAAAACTGATCCATATGGGAAAATGAAAGGTGGAACAGGTGGTGGAAGCTCAGGCGGTGGAAAAGGTAAAAAAGGAGGAAAAGGTGGAGGTGGTGGAAAAGGTAAAGGAAAAGGCAACAAAGGAGGTGGAGGTTCTGGAAGTTCAAAAAACAAAGAGAATATTGAGGAACAGAAAGCAATAGTTTCTGCAATAGAAGGTTTGCAAGAAGTTCTGAAAAAAACAGGATATTCAATTGTAAATGAAATAAAAAGAGCCGACTTATTCGAAGCAAAAAGAAAAGCTTTACTTGATTCACAAAGAAAAGAAGGTGCAGCAGAATTATTTAAACATATAAAAGAAAAATTTTTAGGTGGGAATACTAAAGAAGTAAATAATAAAGTTGAGATAGTTTTAAATGGTTCAAAAACAAGTCATGGAATTAATGAAAATACAAGGCTTAAAGATATATTTAAAATACATTATTCAAGGTCAGGAGGATAGAAAATGAGCTTATGGGATTTAGATAAAATAGATGGTTTCTTTGGAGTGCTACCATTTCATAGTTTATCAAACGAGATTAATTTTCAGAAAGATATAACTTCAAGAAAGACTTATTTAGGATATGAAGATAATGATCATAGATATTTTAAAGCTAAAGAACTGACCTTGGATATTGTTTTTTTTGGAAAAATGGCAAGATTGAAAATGGGAGCATTGGAAAAGTACTGGAAAGAAGATGATAAACAAGTTCTAATTTTGTTAAAAAGAAATCATGTGTATAAAAATATGGTTATTAGGGACATTTCAAGGACTGAAGAGTATATAAAAGATGGAAATAATGTCATTGAAGCAAGTGTAACTTTTCAGGAAATGCGTTATGGAGTTCCTGGTGGGAATTTATATGAAGATGTCAAAAATGTTACTTCTTCTGATAACATGTTTACTCAAATAGTCGGAGTTGCAAAAGATAAGCTTAAAAACTTTGTAAATCTTTACACTAGAGCTATAAAGTAGGTGAAAAAATGAAAATACAGTATAAGGAAAAAGAAGTTAAAGAGTTAATAATAAATAACAACTTTGTAGAAATTGCTTTTGATATTGATAATTTAGAAAATAAAACTTCTAAAATAGAATTGATTGCATTTGAAAGAAAAATAAAATTTGAACTAATTTATATAAATAAGAAATACAGTTATTTACATGATGAAATAGATCCTATAATTTTGCAGATTATGAATGTAGATAATGTATTGCTATCTACTTTGAAAATAGAACCTTATCAAGACTTGTTATATATTCCAAAACAGATAACTAATGATTATGATGATCTTATTTTATTGATAGTGCCTAAAAACAAAGAAGGATTAAAAAGTGATTTTAATATTAAAACTTTAAAAAACTTCACTTTTTTACTATTCAAGAGGTAAAAAGAATGAAAGATAAATTTAGATATATAGAAATAAGATTAATGTTAGCCGACAATGTTCTTATATATGATAATGATAACTTTAACATGGATTTCAGGCTTGAAGTAGACAGGACAAGTCAATCTAATGTCCTGGAATTAAATTTATATAATATCAAAGCAAGAGAAAAAGGGCAACTTAGTTTAGAATATGAATTTTTGAAAGCAAAACCAAGAATAGAACTTTATGCAGGATATAGGGAGAAAAAAGAAATTAAAATAAAAGATTTGATTTTTTCAGGCCAACTTGCAACAGTAAAAAATGAATTTTCTGAACTGGATATAAAATATAGTTTAGTTTGTTTTCAGGAAAAAGATATATTTGTAATGCAAACTTTGAATGTAAGTTATCCAAAAGGGAATAAACCAAGTTTCATAATAAAAGATCTGATTGATAAATTTGGAAGTAAAGATGAAATTAAACTTGGAATAGGGAAAATAGAACTATTTAAGGATTTACCTTATCAATCGAATTTTTCAAAATCAAATACCAGTTTACAAAAAATATTTGAAGATATTGCAAAAGATACAATGAGCATATTCTATATAGAAAATGGACTTCTTTATTTTTTGCCAAAACATTCTTTTATCAAAGAAAAAACTGAATTAACACAGATGGATTTATTGAATCTGACTGTGGATGATGATGGATACAGCGTTAAATTAGGTTTTAGAAATTTTAAAATAAATACACAGTTATTTATAGAAG